CGCGTTGGTACTAACGACAATGACATCAACGCATTGAAGAACAACGGTTCTATTCCTGATGGCTACTGCGTTAACCACTTCTTGACAGACACCAATGCTTGGTTCCTGTTGACAGATGTGCCTAACGGCTTGAAGCACTTTGTGCGTACCCCCATGTCTACCGGCATGGACGGTGATTTCGACACAGGTAACGTTCGTTACAAAGCCCGTGAGCGTTACAGCTTCGGCGTGTCTGACCCACTGGGTATCTTCGGTTCACCCGGAGCCTAATATTTCTTAGGAAATATTTGAAGAGGGGCCTTGTGCCCCTTTTTCTTTTGTTGTATATTGCAAATACCCCGGGGTTCCCGGTGCATCAAACTGACCCGGCAGACGACATACCGATTGATGCGCTGATCTTGTATGTAAGGACAATTTATCATGGCATTATCAACCACCCAAAGTATCTGGCGTTCTGGTGGCGGCGATCAAACTCGTACCGCTTATTGTGGCTCCGGCTTAATGGCCGCCCAGTTCTACATTTCCGGCGCTTCCGCTGCTGGTACATCCGTTAAAGTTTCTTCAGCCACTGGCGCTCCCGCAGTTGTTTTGCCTGCTGGTGCTATCGTTGTTGAGATCCAAGCAGTTTGCGCTGCTACTGGTGGTACAACTCCTACCTTTGACATGGGCTTCACTTTGTACGGTACTTCTACCGCTACAAACACAGGCTTGATCTCTGCTGCTGTTGCTACCACTGGCAAGCTGGTAATTAACCAAGCTTCTGCTACTGCTGGCGCTAACATGGGCACAACAATGTCTGCAACCAAGTTGGTGACTATCACCGGCGGCGGTACTTCTGGCGATGCTCCTACAGGCGGCACTATCACTGGTACGATTCTGTACTTTGTTGCTGATCCATTGCTCGGCCAGCAAAACGATTAATTGATCTAGGGGGCTTCGGCCCCCGTTTTAAAGGAGATTAATTATGGGTATGCAAACTGACGTTAAGCAAGCGCATTTAAACCAAAGCGGTTTTTTTGTACTTGGGCGAAATCGCGTAAAAGGCGTTTCTTTTTATGGTGGTAGCGGAACCTTGGTTTTGTTTGATTCAACCACAGCCCCAGTCACTTCAAGCGTATCTTACGCTCGTACCGGCACATTAGTTACTGTGACTAAAACTGCTCACGGCTTGTCTACAGGCGCTGTTGTTGGTATTCACTTTGATGCTGGTTCAGGCGGAGCTGCCACAGATGGTAACTACACAATTACTAGGACAGGCGCTGATACGTTTACGCTTACGGACATCAATACTGGAAATATTACAGGTACTCCAGCGGCGATCTATGTCAGCGGTGCAAATCGTTGGTTACTCACTTACGAAACGCACTCATCAGACGAGTTCCAAAATGCTCCACTTATTCCCGGTGAAGGTGTGTTGGCAGTAAATGGAATTTATGCCTACATGAGCGCAATTGACGCAGCGCAGATTTACTATGGCTGAAGCAAAACAAGCAGTTCTGGCTGGGCGTAAGCTATTCATAGCTATTCCTGCGTATGACGGCAAGATCAATATCAAACTCGCGTACAACATTGCGGCGTTAATGCCCAAGGCTATGCAGTTTGGTGTTGCCGTCAATATGGGCGATGTGTCTGGGTGCTCAATCATCACTATGGCTAGAAACCAATTAGTGCACGAGTTCCTCAAGTCCGACGCAACAGAGCTGCTGTTTATTGATTCCGATGTGATTGCTACGGCAGATGACATCTTGCGTTTGATGGCGCAGAGTGGGGGCAAAGACATTACCGCTGGTATGTACCCACGCAGATCTAAAGATAGAAACTTCTTTGCCGATCTGTACTTTGATGAGAATGAAGACTTAGAGTTTGATGGTTCATTGATGCGTTTAAAGCGCGTCGGTACAGGATTTATGTTGATTCAACGCCATGTCTTAGAGACAATGGTTGTTGCACACCCCGAGTGGTTCTACGACTTTAAGGGTGAGCAAGTATGTAGTGTGTTTGATTTTGAAATCAAAGATGGTCACTACCTTGGTGAAGACTATCTGTTCTGCGACCGAGCTGCGGAACACGGGTTTAAAATTTATGCAGACGTAGACATTAGTCTTCCACACGTTGGCACAGATACTTTTGAAAATAACTTCAGAGAAGAGGTAGTAATGCCTTTACTTGAAGCTATCCGTAAGACCAAACTGAAAGTAGCAAATGGCTAAGACACCAGCATGGCAGAGAAAAGAAGGCAAAGCGAAGAAGGGCGGCTTGAACGCCAAGGGACGGGCCTCGTACAACAAAGCAAACCCCGGCAAGCCGGGTTTGAAGGCTCCTCAACCCGAGGGCGGCAAACGCCGCGACTCTTTCTGCGCGCGTATGGAAGGCATGAAGAAGAAGCTGACCTCTGCCAAGACAGCCAAAGATCCAAACTCTCGTATTAACAAGAGCCTGCGGGCATGGAACTGCTGATATGAGCGAGTCACACGAAACTGCTAAGAATGTTGTCGATGCTTTGTCGATAATGACTGTTGTAGGAACCCTAGTTGAGATGTTGCCGTCAGTAGCTGCCATATTTACAATTGTGTGGACAGGCATCCGCATCTGGGAAACTGAGACTGTTCAAAATTTGCTAGGTAGGAAGGGTAAACAAAATGCCGAGTAGTTCCAAAAAGCAACACAATTTCATGGCGGCGGTGGCTAATAACCCAGCGTTTGCTAAGAAAGTAGGCGTCCCACAGTCCGTGGGCAAAGATTTTAATGAGGCCGACAAAGGCCGTAAATTTTCTAAAGGTGGTGATATGAAACACGAAGACGTGAAAATGGACAAGAAAATGATGCAGAAGGCCGTGAACAAACACGAAGGCCGTTTGCACAAAGGTTCACCTATGACCAAGCTGGCCGGTGGCGGCATGGCTGCATCCAAGATGGGCGCTGTAAAGACTGGTAAGACACCTGATGGCGTTGCCCAACGTGGTTTGACTAAAGGTAAGCAAATCGCCATGCGTAACGGCGGAAAGTGCTAAATCATGATGGCCAGCCGTGGGATGGGGGATATAGCCCCCAGTAAAATGCCCAAAGGCAAGCGTAAAGCTCGCCGTGACGATACTGACTTCACGCAATATGCGGAAGGCGGCAAAGTTAATGCTGCTGGTAATTACACCAAACCCGGTCTTCGCAAGAAGATTGTGTCGCAGGTGAAATCTGCAGCAACTCACGGTACTGGCGCAGGCCAATGGTCTGCCCGTAAAGCACAACTTGTTGCTAAAAAATACAAGGAAGCTGGCGGGGGTTATCGAGATTGAAAGCGCCTCAGAAATCATTGAAGGACTGGGGCGACCAGAAATGGAGAACCAAAAGTGGCAAGCCGTCTAGTAAAACTGGTGAGCGATACCTTCCAGAAGCTGCGATTAAATCTCTCAGCCCTGCGGAGTACGCTGCAACTACCAGAGCAAAAAGAGCCGGTAAAAAAGCCGGAAAACAATTCGTAGCGCAACCTAAAACGATAGCAAAGAAAACGGCAGGATTTAGATGACTACTACCGGCTCAACCCTATTCAACATGGACTTCACGGAGATTGCCGAGGAAGCGTGGGAGCGAGCCGGTCGTGAAATGCGTTCAGGCTATGACCTTAGAACAGCGCGTCGTTCAATGAACCTGATGACTATTGAGTGGCAGTCTAAGGGCATTAACATGTGGACAATGGAGCAGGGGATCATTAACCTGACTCCGGGCTTGGCTACATACGCCCTGCCAACAGATACGATTGACCTGATGGAACATGTGATTCGTACGGGCTCAAACACTTCTTCTACACAGGCAGACTTAACAATCTCGCGTATTAGTGTTTCTACTTACGCCACTATTCCAAATAAACTTAGCCAAGCTCGTCCAATTCAAGTTTGGATTCAGCGTTTGTCTGGCGAAACCAACCCAACAAATTCAGTCCTTGTTGGTGCAATAAGCTCTACAGATACAACAATTACACTAAACACTATTGTTGGCTTGGCCGGATCGGGCTTTATCCGTATTGGCACTGAAGACATCTACTACACCTACGTATCAGGGAATACCCTAGGTGGCGTATTCCGTGGTCAAAATAATACCACTGCAGCAGCTCATAGCGATGGCGATGCTATCTTTGTGCCCCAGCTTCCAGCTGTAACTTTGTGGCCAACACCCGACAACTCAACTCCGTACCAATTTGTGTACTGGAGACTGCGCCGAGTGCAGGATGCTGGCGCTGGTGTTGAGACCGCTGACATGAACTTCCGTTTCTTGCCCTGCTTGGTAGCGGGCTTGGCGTATCACATCGCGGTTAAAGTGCCTGAGTTGATGCCCCGCATCCAGATGCTCAAGCAGATGTACGACGAAACATTTGAGATTGCGGCTGGGGAAGATCGTGAGAAAGCTCCAGTCAGGTTTGTTCCAAGACAACAGTACATTGGCGGTAGCTACTAATGGGCAATAGGTTCGCATCCGGCAAGATAGCGATTGCTGAATGTGATCGCTGCGGCCAGCAGTACAGATTAAAGCAGCTTAAGACTGAGATCATTAAGCAGCGCAAGTACGAGCTGTTGGTTTGCCCTACTTGCTGGGATCCAGATCAGCCACAGTTAATGCTTGGAACATTTCCAGTAGATGATCCGCAGGCTTTGCGTAATCCTCGCAAGGACACAACTTACGTGACTTCGGGTGTGAACGTAAACGGAAACCCATCAGGCGGTTCACGAGACATTCAGTGGGGCTGGTATCCAGTTGGCGGTGGCAGTTTAAATGATGTAGGACTCACGCCAAACTACTTGGTGGCAACGACATTTGTTGGTACAGTATCAATATCTTAAGGAGTTAATTATGGCATTCACACGATCAGCAGACGGCATTGCTAAAAAAGGTAAGACCGTTGGTAAAAACTACGGCGATAGCGGCCCTATTGCTAAAATGACGCATGGTGGCAAAAAGACTAAAGGCGTGACTGGTGAAGCCATGCGTGCAGTTGGTCGCAACATGGCCCGCGCAAACAACCAAAAGTGAGGCTAACATGGCTACATTTAGTAAAAAATTAATGGGTAAAGAAGTTGGCGATGCCAAAGTCTATGCCACACCACACACCATGACTGGTAAAGTTGTTAAAGCTTCTACCAATCCCGGTAAAGAGCCAAACCGTAGCAAGCTAGATACATACGACATGAGCGTTGGTGCTGTTAGCAAGTCTGCTGGTGAAAAGCCAACTAAGACTAGCGGCATTAAAGTTCGCGGTACTGGCGCAGCTACCAAAGGCGTGATGGCTCGCGGCCCTATGGCTTGAGGAACACATGAACTACACCCAGCTTGTCACGCAGGTAAGCGATTACTGCGAGAACTCTTTCCCAACTGACAATATGAATACGTTCATACGTCAGGCGGAGCAGCGCATCTATAACACTGCGCAGCCAGCTAACTTGCGAAAGAACGTGACAGGCACGATTACCTCAACAAACAAGTACTTGTCTGCCCCAGAGGATTTTCTCTCTGTATATAGCCTTGCTGTATATCCACAGAACACAACAACTGCTACCGGCGTTGCTGGAGCAAAGTCAATTGTGGTGGCATCTACAACAGGTATTGCGGTGGGTCAGCAAGTTACCGGTTCAGGTATTGGCACTAACGCGCAAGTAAGAAGTATCAGCGGAACCACAATCTACTTGACTGAGAACAACGCTACAACGATTGCAAACTCAGTGACCTTCCAAGGTGACTACTTGTACTTGTTGAACAAGGATGTGAACTTCATCCGCTCTGCGTATCCCTTGTCGGCTTATGTGGCTGAGCCTAAGCACTACGCACTGTTTGGCCCTACGGTTACTGGCGGGGTAGTTACAAACGAGCTGTCGTTCATTGTTGGCCCAACACCCAATGCAACTTATGTTGCAGAGCTGCATTATTACTACTACCCAGAGTCCATCGTTACTGCTGGCACTACTTGGCTGGGTGATAACTTTGATTCTGTGTTGCTCTACGGTACGATCTGTGAAGCTCTTGTTTACATGAAGGGTGAGGCAGATATGATTGGTTTGGCTCAAGAGCGTTACACACAAGCAATTGCGCTGTATAAAAACCTTGGTGATGGCAAGCAACGTGGCGATGCTTATCGTGACGGGCAAGTACGAGTTCAAGTCGCATGAGTTCAATTGTCCAAACCCAAACCACCAGCTTCAAAACGGAGTTGTACCAAGCTGTTCACAACATGCTTACGGACACGCTCAAGATTGCGCTGTACACAGCAAACGCAGATTTAAACGCTGCC